AATGGGATAATTCGCACAAATAAGAAAACATATTGTGATTTGGAGTTTGAACTAAATGGTGACTGTGACAGTGATAATTATACTACATCGGAGTGGTTTGATTCACTGGAAACGCGGTGTATAGATTTACTTGGAGATAAGTGTGGTGACTGGTTCGGTACAGAAACAACAAAGTTGGATATAGAGGATTCGATGGGTACAAATGTTCGGATGTATAGAGGAGGGAAGCGGTTCACTATTCGATCTGATATAGGAGGTGGGAGTGGGTTGCGCATACATTATTCAGAACCTTGTGTTGTATATGACAGTTTAGGAAATCAGAAATCACTTGATTCGATCGGGTCGGATACAAAACTTATTCCGCTTGTATTATTGAAATGTATAAAGATGTCAAATTCGAATTTCAATATAGACCTCCAATTGACTCAGGTATTGACGTTGGAGAAACAAATACATAATATTACACCTACTTCGATTGAAGCGATTGAAGCGAATCAAACGAATCAAACGATTGAAGCGAATCAAACGAATCAAACGAATCAAACGAATCAAACGAATCAAACGAATCAAACGAATCAAACGATTGAAGCGAATCAAACGATTGAAACGAATCGAGCGATTGAAACGAATCAAACGATTGAAACGAATCAAACGATTGAAACGAATCGAGCGAATCAAACGATTGAAGCGAATCAAACGATTGAAGTGATGGAAGCGAATCAAACGATTGAAGCGACTGAAGCGAATCAAGCGAATCAAACGATTGAAGCGAATCAAACGATTGAAGCGAATCAAGCGAATCAAACGACCGACTCTTCATTGAGTCTACCCGATATTTCACTTGAGTCAAACAATTCCCCCAAACCAAATAAAATGACTGATACTATAGGAATTCAATCGCCTGCGAGTGATATGAATTGTGATACAGAATCCGATACAACCGAACTAAAAGAGATTTTTCTAAACACATCGGATATAATAGAAACTCATCCTGTTCATCTTATGGAATCAAAGGATGTACGTATTAAAATGTATAAAGAGGCAAAGGCGCGAGCTATTAATGCGAGAAAGATGGCTATAGAGGCAACTATGCGAGCCAAGAATATTAAGATGGAATTCATGTTGGATGATGAAGTGGATAGTGATAGTGAGGAATATAATAGTGATGATTATGATAGTGATTATATAGAACGTACCGTCGAGTAGTACGATCAACGAACGGTATTCCCATTAAATTGGTGTTATAATTTAAGTTTTTTATCATATCAATATATAAAAGATGAATAAGCAATTGTCAAAAATCACGTCATTTTTAGAAAAGAATTGGTTATGGGTAATTGGTTTAGTGATTGTTGTCATAGCGGCATATCAATATATTGAAGGAAAAAATATATTCAAAAATCCATTTTCTGGAGGTGGTTCTAGGAACTACGCGGCCCCGTCTGATTATGGAGATAATGGTGTCGAAATGAGTTCCGACGGAACTGTTCGCGCCGCTCCACCTGAAGGTCAAATAGAAATGCCACAGTCGATTTCTGGTATGGTTGGAACACAAGTTTCTGGTGGAGGTGCCGCAACCAAGAATATTGATCCTGCCGAACTTCTCCCACGGGATTCAAATAGTGAATGGACTGGTACTAGTGGAAGCGGTGATATTGCAAATGTAAATTTACTTGATGCTGGACATTTAACTGGTGTCAATACAGTTGGTAGTTCCCTTAGGAATTCAAATCTCCAACTCCGTTCAGAGCCTGCTAACCCTCGTGTCGATACTGGTCCTTGGGGCGGATCAACAATCGAACCAGACCTCAATCGCAGACAACTTGAGATTGGATCAAACGCATAATCAAACGAAGTCTAAAATAATTCAATAGACAATATATTGTAACTTATAACAATATATTGTGATATAGTAGGTATCGGAATAAGCATGTTCAGTACTAAATTCAATATTATAGGATATATTGTACTAATTTTCATATGTATTATATGCGCACAATTATATATAAATTCAGACACATTTAACCTACGGTGTATTATATCAGACGTTGATGGAAATCGTTACTGTGTACGCGATCGTATGAAACTGAATATTGCGGCAGACTTGTTGGCAAAAACAACAACTAATATGAAGAAACTAGCATCTCACTGCGGAAAAAAGTACCCAGACAAAGCAAATATTACCCGACTTATTAATGGATTTAATCCGAAAAAAATATCCGAAACATTGCCGACTAGTGAATATACCGCTTACAGCGAGAACAAGGGTGAGAAAATTGCATTCTGTTTAGATAAGAAAAAGAACAAATCTGGGAAGATGATTGATGAGAATACATTAATGTTTGTTGCAATACATGAAATGTCACATGTGGCGACTGAGAGTATTGGTCATACAGATGAGTTTTGGAATAATTTCAAATTTTTACTCGAATGTGCTGCCGAAATTGGTGTTTACAGTCCAGAGGATTATAAGAAGAAACCACAAGAATATTGCGGAACAAGTATTACAGATAATCCATATTTTGATTTATAGATTGACAGTAATGTAAAAATTGAAATTAATTGTGCGTTTATATTGATAAATAAACGTAACTATAATAAATCAACAAAATGAATTTGAATAATACAAATTGTCGTCCAACAACTGATGATTGGCATCAAGCTGCAGTTGAACTCAAAAATAATATTGAGTATATGCGCAAACAAGTATATACAATGAACAAACTAATCGCCGAACAAACACGTCAACTTGATGAAATTTGTCCACATCGCGATACAAAGGAGGAATATGACGATGACTTTCATAAACCGAGATCATATACAATGTGTGTACTGTGCCGTTGTGATGTGTGAATCCATACAACATTATTATCGACATATGGTTGATATCATTTCTCTATTACATTTGCATTCGGTTTTCCGAAATACGATATATTTTTTGCATACTTATATAAAATATATACATTATGTACAATGAGTATTTCATTAGATATTTTTTTTGATCCGTTAAACTGGATATTTTCTTCATGTTTATCTGAACCGAATATTGTCAAAGTGGGTGATTATACGGTTACTAGTAAAGGAGGAGGTTTTGCTGGACATATCCATAAACCATTAGATATTGATCACGACGATTCTTCGTTTGTTTGGGAATCTACATTATTTCATCAACACGGTGCGGAACGAATTGTATTGACGGAAGTGGGATCATTTAAAACAATTGTGGATGCTGGTCATACTCACGAATATGAGGTTGTTGCATATGTTGAGCCTGAATAAAAATATTGTTTGTTGATTATTTGTGTATCGAAATACGAATATTATTATATAGATTCGAAACTATATAATAATTCATGGGGATAGAGGATAATGATTCAAATAGTTACACTATAATAGACCAAATGCACCACCACACCCATTGAAGTCGTATAATTAGGCGTTTTACTATAATTATCCGACCCTATGGAAGCGAAAGTGATTCTCCAGACTGTTTGTTCTCGATTCCGATCAGTTCCGCGAAACTCATCACTTCACCATCTTTCAGAAGGGCGTTCTTCAGATCGGTGAATTTCTGGCTGCTGGTTGGGGGGGTGATGCCCTGTATGGCCCATCGGAGAGTAGTTCTTTCCGCGTACGATATTTCTTTGTTCTGGTACATGTCATATATCGTTGTATACAATATTTCGACCGAGTCCTCTCCGTCACCATAGTTGGCGATGCGATTACTCAAAATGTTCGCCGCGGTGACCCACGTACTGTACATTTCAAGGTAATAGTTGTTTACTCCTTTGGCTCGCAGGGCGACCACCAATTCGTCGTTGGTCTCCTTCAGTTTTTTGATGATTACATATCCTTCGGCACGATCACCCGATGTGAATACCTTGATCCATTCCCGATTTAAACGCATCGATTCCGAGAAGAGTTCCTTGCACGTAGAATCATCCAGATGTTCCGTCAACAACAGAGTCGCAAATATCCCGGAATAGATCACGCCCCATATTTTAAATGTTTCCGAGCTCGGTGAAATATCTAACGGATACTTGACGGATACGGTATTGATTCCGGAACCATACCACGCGTTTTCCAGTAATGTTCTGCCAAATTCTACCAAAGACATTATATGATTATCGGAGAAAAAAATAAATACGTCATTTTATATTACAACTGACAGGGTACGATGTCTGATATAAATACATCATATACGAATACTATCAATATAAAAATATATTATTATTATATTTATATGCACAATTCATACGACATATTTGATACATTAATTGGGAGGTTATGCTTCGAAGGAAAGAATATTTTCACAATAATAGAAAAAATAGAAAAAATAGAAAATTTCAGAGATAACAGAATAAAATATGAGTCCCAAACAAAAAATTTCGACGAAACCTACTTGCGGTTGGATAAACATTATGGTAGAAATATGAATGACATTAAAACTATTGAATTAAAATTAGAACAAGAGTTGTCATTTCCAATTGTAAAATATTTAAATAATGTTCGTAAGGATGATATCCTGATAAGTGATATGTATTTACAAGAACAACAAATTCGAAATTTATTGAACAAACATAAAAAAATAGATAACAAGTTGTATGTATCTTATGGTGGAAAACGCGATAACACAATTTGGAAGAACAAATCAATAGTGAACAATATAAATTACCATTATGGCGATAATTTGATAAGTGATTATACGAATCCAACGAAAAATAATATAAACGCGGTTCATATTAATGATACGATGTTGAATGATACAGAGCAATTGATTTCTAATATAAATAAAGAAATCGCATATCTTATTCGAGCGGTAAGATTATCGTATACTACATCGGATAAATTATACAAGGTTTTTACTGAATATGCATTACCATTTGCGATTATAGTATGTTTAAAAATAAAAGAACTCACTGCAGTACATAATCTGGAAACAGTTGTATTTTTGAGTCGAGATGGATATTGGTTTAAAGAAATATACGATATAATGTACCCAAATGATAAAACTACATATATATATTTCAGTAGACTAGGTGTTAAAAATAGTAAAAATACTATAATTAAACAATTAAATGATATACAAGGTAATAAATTTTTATTCGATCTCCAAGGTTCTGGTAAAACGTTTAATTCGTTGAATTTAAAAGATTGTTTCTACTTTATGTGTTTCTTGTCTCATAATAGCACATTACCAAATTATTTATATAGACATTCAAATGAAATTAGTAATATGAAAGAAATTATCGAAGATATTTTCATTGCTCCTCATGGAAGTCTGGAAAGTTATAATTCTAATTCAATAAAATTATTGGATCCTGAACATAATATAAATGAGTTTCAACCATATTTCCAAGGACTAAAATTATTCAAACAATATTGGAATACTCTAAAAAAATATTTTAATATGGACGTAAGTAGTCCTGATTTAAACAATGTAATAAATAAGTTTCATAATAATGTAAGTAAACAACTAGAATTAAAAGGTATAGTTTATTCCACGATTAAACATGTTAATACGCACACAGAACCATATGAAAAAAAACCGTTGGAATTTTATTCTCAAATAGAACAAGACAAATATTATATTGAAAATATAATTAAATATAAACAAAACGGATTCTTTTTAGAAATAGGTGGATATGATGGCATTACTGGTAGCAACACTTATTTTCTAGAAAAAAATCTAAACTGGGACGGAATTATTGTAGAATGCAATCCTATACTAGTATCACAATGTAAAAAATCGAGATCTTGTTATATTTGCGACAAGGCATTGTATGAGTTAGACGATTCCAATATTGTCTTTACAATTCCATATGGTGATGAAATAGAAGGAGGCAAGGAACAGTTAGGTGGTATTAAATCACTTTTAAAACCCGAAAGTTTAAATGTTTTTCGGCGATGTTATAAAAAAAGTAAAGATATAATAGTAAAAACTATCAATATTAATACATTACTTGATAATCATAAGATATATAATATCGATTATGTGTCGTTGGATATAGAAGGAGGTGAATTATCTGTATTAAAAACGTGGGATTTTAATAAACATAAAGTGAAGTTTTTAACGGTCGAACATGGAAATATCAACCACTATCAAAAAAAAATAAATGAATTATTAACTAGTAAGGGATTTGTATTGCACAGAAACAACAAATGGGATGATGAGTATATATTTGGTAATGTAATGTAATGTGATGTAATGTAATGTGATCGAATCGAATCTACCAACCTATTGTGTTAGATTTCAACATTAATAACTTCCACCATATGATTGATGTTTTTTTTACTAATAACGGTATATTCCAAGTTATTCAATCCCGAACTCATAATAAGGTCATCCTTTCGTTTGTCATCCAGTTTATCAATATGATTTGGCGACCAAATATCCGAAATATTTTTTTTTTCACCAGTATATTGTACTACATTGGATTTATGTGGGAGAATATTGAATGACTGTTTTGTGTTATGGGTGATGTTAATATTTTTCATACAACATCTATAATATAACGCTCTGTCTTCAACTCCCCATCCCCATATATTATTTGGAAACCCGTTTATATCAAATATTACATTGTGTTTCGCCTTAATAATACCGCCGAGACTAGTGCCATGTGCAGAACTAACACGACACATATCTATATCTTCGATTGTATAAACAGTTTTTATAATTTCTTTCGTTGGATTCATATCAACATCATGTGTAAAGAAATATTTTGTTTTATTTTCATACTCTTTGAATGCTATATTTAATAATAAACCACGATTGAATAACTTATCGTTATTTTGTTCTACGACTACGACTTTACTATTTGGTAAATATTCTGCAAACAACGGAATCGTATTTTTTATAAAATATTCCAAATGTACTTCTCGATTACGAAATGGAATTATAATTATATTATCATACATTCTTTTATAAGTATGATAATATTTTAGTTACGAGCAAAAGTTATATTTAAATTGTCATCTTTTAACATCGTGTAACCTTCTTTTACAACCATTCGTTCAATTAGTTGTTTTGTGGTATTTCCAGGATCTTTGTGTTTCAATAATAAATCGAACTCAATCAACACATATGTTGGGTATATTTTGTCATTTAACATTTGATTAACCGTCTCTATTTCGGCACCTTCTATGTCCAATTTCAATAAATCTATATTTTGATGACCTTGTCGATCCATTAGATTTTTTATACTGTCTACGGGGACTACATCATAAATCTGTCCGAACATATTTTTCACCAAAGATTGTGATACATAATTATCGTTGGTCTGTTTGTAAAATTTCAGTTCATCTTTTTTATCCCATAATCCAATATTTATATACTTTAATTTATCAAAATTAGGACGTAATGATTGAATACATGAGTAATAGTCATTTTGAATTCCTCCTGTAAAGGGGTGTTTATTGTTATAATATCGCTTTATTTCATCAAAATGTTTAACCGCTTTAGCGGTTGGATCAATTAGATGAATATTACAATTATATTTACATTGAAGTAATAAATCAAATGATATATCTTCACCAACACCACCCGAATAAACTACACTATGTTCGTTTAAATTCATATGGTTCGGTACATACCAACCCCCGTAATTTGTTCCTAATTTTTCCATTTTATATACGGTTGAATAAATAAAAAGGAACAACTTTAAATTGTTTTACAAATAAAATTCTAATCGTACAAAATATGTTCTATCATATTGTTCCAACAATTCTTACTGTGAACATTTCGTTGATACCACTCATAGCACGCCCGCGACATTTTCTCCCAATGTTCTGGTGTAATAGTATTAATCCGTTTAGTCAATTCATCCGACGAAGTAACCCGTATGTAATGCGTATTTTCGATCAGCGGCTCCATATACGACGATACATTTACTTCGGGGGTAACAATTGGAACCGTTCCAAATGCCATCAATTCAACTTCTCGGTGGCACTTGGCTCCGAATCCACGCAAACATAATCCGTATTTCGAGTCGCGTAATTTCATTAAATATTCTTCTTGTGTAAATTTATGTTGACATCCTTTTGTACAGTGATACTCGGTCAACACAGTTTCCCATAAACAATCAGTTTTACGGAACTTCTCCTGAATACCATTTTCGATATTACCTATGAAAATACTTTCAATCGATCGATCCGTGTGAGATAAAATACCATTGGTTTTAAGCACTTTCTCTAATAACATTGGTTTCCTAGGCCAAAAAATCCAAGGTTTTACATTCGCATTTGGCGTTTTAGCCTGGATTTCTTTGCCTTCAACTTCTACGTCACCATTTCCCAATAACATTAGAGATGCACCAACAATTTCTGCATTATACCACTGTAATGTTGGGCGGTCATACGTTAAAATATTTGGTTCTAGCCAACAATGAATTGATTTGTCGTCAAATTTGATATCCACATCTTCATTTTGAAGTTTCATTAATAAGGGCAATTCTCTATAACTATCATTCGCGTGTTGTCCACGCCCATTCATCGGTTGTTTCGGTATTTTTAAAACCCATTTATTATTAATTACACGATACACAACCGCCAGTACTTTATACATTTTTGCGTGGCTCAAATGATCAATTATCAACGAATTAAACCTCTTGAATTGATAAGCTAAAAAATGAGTATGTACAAACTTTAATGGTTTGTTTTTGTAATACAATCGATCGTTTGGTTTGGAAGTTATATTAGCAGCTACTTGTCGTTGTCCTTCTGGCGAATAAAATAGTCGCCAACATTGTAAATTATAGTTTTCATCAAATTCAAAATGTTTATATTTCTTGGCCAAGTCTTCGATCGATGCTTGATCGAAGTACCTAGAGAATTTTGTGAATTGTATCCAATCATCGGGTACATGTTTATTCTTTGTCCATAACATGCCACCATTATAATAACCAGTTCTATCCACGTGCGATTGAGCAATAAATTGTGGAGATACCCCCAATTCATATTCGTGTTGAATATCATTAATCGTATCGGTGATTATAATATCACTATCAAGAAACAAACTATCACTACTACCCATTAATGCATATTTAAGAACCGTTGCTTTGGCCATTTGAAAATCGCTCCAAATCCCCTTTGCCTCCATTATTTGTCTGTTCATTCCATCATATTTATCCAATTCAACAAACCAATGCATATCTAATCTTGGTCGAGGGGTCATATTATTTATTATATTTTGGGTCTTTGAATCCGACAATATATAAATTCGTTCATTTGGGTGATATATAGATAATGATAATAATAAACCAACCAATTCAAACGCACAATTAGACGTGCAAATTGTCGAAAAACTACTGGGCCGACTCATTGTATACGATATTACGTCACAATATCTTTATATAGATTGACCAGTGTGATCGTATTAGTATCTAACCGACAATACAATTGTGGGTATATTGAATCGTTGCCATACTGTATATGCGATTTTATTATTGATAGAACAATCAATGTCAATATATACAATGTCTATATGATCGCGAATCTGTTCTATTTTTGATAGTAAACCATTTGTTTGCGGTTGATTCGTCGGTTGATTCGTCGGTTGATTCGTACGTTCGTTCGTACGTTCGTTCGTACGTTCGTTCGGTTGATTCGTCGGTTCATTCATTCGTACGTTCGCATAATTTGTATCGCGATATGAAATGAATCTCTGTTCTTTATTACCAAAAACTGTATTATACAGAGCATCATTATTGTTGTACACCGAATTCTGATCCGATGTATCTTTGGTTATAAACAAAACGCGTTTGTCAATAAAATTTTTCATCCAACTATTATATCGATTATACGAACATTCAAGTGTATTTTGTAGCTTGTTCCAAATCATACGGTTTTTACTATTAGGTTGAGTATGTGATTTATGTAGAACCGATAAGGTATTATTAAATTGTGTATAATAGGGTATTTCAAAACTATACGGTGCACAAATAAAATAACCAGTACAATGGTTAAAATATTCGCGATTCGCCTCGAATAATAAATCAACGCCTTTTGCATCCAATATTAAAAATGGTTGTTTGGTGGACGTATTGCAAATATCAGTCATTATTTTATTATCATTTACAAAATTCCATCTCGAAAAATCGACAGTTGACTGTTTCATTGTATGATAATCATAATGAATATTATTGTGTTCAAATTCCACCCCTTCGGGAATCACATATCCATATGGAGACGGTATAGGTTGTTTACTGTAATTTCTACCAACTTCGTTGTGATAATGGTAGGTTCGAAACATCATAGGTGCATTATTAATTAAATAACCCATTTGTAATAACAGATAAATAACTTTATTGTCACACCCAGGCTGCCCGAATGAAAAATCAAACTGGTATCGATGACTATCGATGACATTATAATTACTATGGAATATCCAGGTATCTTGGCTGTCCCATCTCGGTCCAAATAGTTTACATTCTTGTAATTTCGATTCTCCGCGATATTCCCATCGCAATAAAGATATTAATTTATTAGATGTATCCAGATCACTTTTGTGAAGTTTGCCAATTGTATTGTCGAAAAAAATATCACTATTGCACGCAATAATGTATCCCCGTATTTGCTGTTTATCAACAAAATCGAATATATCCTTGAATGTCAACCATTTACCAATAACAACTTGAATAATCTTAGTCGATTCTACACCCAATTCTTTAGATGAATATATCCGTTCATTGAGTAAATATATAGTATCGATATTTTGATTTTTCACATTTCGTAATAATGTTGACTTAATTTCTGCGACGCGATCGGGTGTTTTCGGTACAAAAAACTGGTAAAGTAAGTTTATTTTATGTTCTTTTGATTTTCTATGATTCAGCTGTATTGGATGCGATTTTACACGATATCCATTGCGCACCAATGTAGAGTTCATATATCTATGCATTGAATTGTTCATACTGTCGTTTCTGTTTATGTTTATGTCGGTCGTTCTAAATGGGTTATATAAAATGATATAATATGATAACAATGAACGGTAAACAACAGATTTATAGGTATAAAATCCACGATAAACTATATGATTTAACGGAATTCGTTAAAGTCCATCCTGGAGGAATAGATATGTTTAATAATTTGAAACCCGATACGAATATAACTCCTATGATTTACTCCTATCATAAAAATCCAAAGAATATTTTGGCGATGTTACCACGATATGAAGTTCCAATGACGGATTTGATAAAAATAGAATATGAGACGGATTACACGTATGATCAGTATTGTGAATTGAAAAAGTTAGTATATGATGAAATCCACGAAAAGAAAATTCCTCTTTACTGGTCTAATCAAGAAATCGCATACAATGCGATGATGTTATCGGTGTATGTATGTATGTGGGGGTATTGTTTTTTGAATGCGAATAATTTGTCGTATTGGTGGATGGTTTTTTTGGGCATTACTACGCCGGGATTTACTATGTTACAATTTCACGAAACAGCACATTACTGTGGTTTCAAAAATCCAAAATATAATTTATTATATTCTCAATATTATCCATTCACAAATACGAGTTATTGGAAACATCAACATAATTACTTACATCATTCGTTTACTGACACACCATACGACGGAGATGTTTTTCTCGGATCAAAATTAATGAGGGTTTTAAATGAGACTAAATTAACATATGCTCATAGTTATCAATTTATATTAATGTTTATATTAATGTTTATAAGTGGTATATTCTCAAAAACATATATGTTTTTTTCAATATATCATACAAATAAAATATGTATGGCGTGTATGATTTATTATTTAGGTTTAACAAAAATATTATTGTTTCATGGTTTTTTTGCATTGACATTTGGTTTAATATCACAATTGTCACATGTTCAACATGATTGTATTCAAATAAATAGAGATAATAAAAACGATTTTTTATATAACCAAGTTTCAAGCAGTATGAATTACCGAACAACTGATCCGATTACAAAATTTATATGTTTTGGATTAGATATTCAAATAGAACATCATTTATTTCCAAATATTCAACATAGTTCATTGCGAAAAATCCAACCGATAGTTCGTGATTATTGTGAGAAGAATGATATTCCGTACATTGAAAAACCCAATATTTTTCCAGTTATTTATTCGTGGATTTGTTATTTATACGAGATAGGAAACCCAATGTAGAGATCGATTACTTACAAGTATTCAAAAAATCATGAAACAGTTTCACGTCAATCGTATCAATCGTCGTATCGATCGCGTTATCTGTCCTATGTGTCTTACGAACCCACTCTAGAAAATCACCAAGAGCAACAAACTGTGGTTTGGATGATTTCCGTTTTGTTTTCTTATTCATCATTATATAATCACCCCGTTTCCCTCGTCGAACACTAATTTCATCATCAACGTGTCTTAATAGCGATACGTCGCGAGTGGTAGTTTGTTTTTGAATTTCACCAAGGATGTCGGAACGAGTTAGTAATCCAATAGGAATATTTAATTTATGTAAATTACAACTTTTATCCCCCCATTTCGCATAGTACCCATACCGTCCTTTCTTGACCGTCAATTCGACATTTTCAAACAAACCATATGGACTGGTTACCGTATTATCTCCACCAATCAACTCTTCTAGCGAATATTCTCCTCGAAGTGCTCGATCTATGTCAATATCATCGTTTGTTATAGAATGGAATTTTACATGTTTACATTGACAATCCAGTTCCTCAACAACCAATCCATATTTCCCCAATAAAACACGGTGTGTTGGATCTAGTGTATACCCTGTATTTGCCGATAATTCGCGTTCAACTATATCTACTGCACTGCGTATGATGGTGTCGTATGTTCGACAAGTTGATTCGTATGTAGATTCGTACGTTCGTTCGGTTGATTCGGATGTAGATTCGTACGTTCGTTCGGTTGATTCGGATGTTCGACAATTCCCTTTCCCACCCGTTGCAATATCATCCAATGTTTCTTCCATTTTAGCGGTGAATTTATATTCGAATAACTCACTAAAATTACGTTCAAGGAATTCTACAACACGTCGACCTATTTTTGAAACCACCATTTTCGATTTCTCGGATCCAATGGTTCGCGATACAGATCGCTTCCAAATCGACCCATTCAAAACCCATTCATCCAATTCAATCGTTGTATTTCCACTACACACGACCATTCGCTCAATAGTTTCAACCGTCTGTCCTGCAATATTTTCAACAGATACGTAATTTCGGTCCTTTAATGTTTCTACAATCGACGCGAATGTAGATGGACGACCAATTCCCCGATCTCGCAATCGTCGAATCAATCCTGGTTCCGTTAGTAGAGCAACTTTTCCGCCCGAATCAACCGATTCTATACAACATATCCGAGTCCAGTCAATTGCATCGGGTGGATCGATATTGTTGCGACGGTTTATATAATCAGATAAATATTGGATATTTTTACCAACCACATCATCGGAATTATTTTTCTCATTGATTATTTTCCATCCTGGAAATACAGTTTTGTCCATCGATGTAGTGAATTCATATCCATCTGTAATAAATTTAAAATTATGTGTTTCGACTCGAGAATCGCACATCAATGATTCGGCGGTTCGGTTCCAAATCAACCGATACAATCGACGTACTTGTTGAGTCAGTTTAGTCGCCAACTTCTCATCTGATTTCGAATTATCCACCAACAAATCTAATTTAGTTATCGTCATTTTTGTAGGACGAATTGCTTCGTGTGCATCGGTCGATGTATCGGAAACACCACATCGACAAATTAATTCCTTCATATCACGCACATAAAATTTAGCATACTTTCTTGATAAATATTCCGCTCCATCCCGAATTATTTCTTCACTGTATCGTTCGCTTTCAGTTCGCATATACGTAATGTGTCCGAGTTCATATAGTGTTTGAGCCGCAGACATACACTGTTTG